GACGGAGGGAATTCCCTCCGTCATTTCATGTTCATCATCGATTGTGCTTCTTCTTTTTACCACCGTTGTTATTCTGATAATTATTATTCTCTGATGTAACCGGCTTCATCTCAAAGTCATCATTTGTTTCATCAATACTTTCGTTCTCATTCTCTTCATTCATAATTGGTTTCACAGAGAAATCATCGGACTTCTCTTCGAGCTGTGAGAACTTATCTTCTGGAACAACAGGTGACTGTTGTGGTGTTGATTCATCTTTTACCGTATTCGCAATCTTTCGCGAATGATCGTAATCGACGTTTTCAAACTTCTTGTAGATTTCACGGAACTTCTTCCGATCAAGCGGATGAACGGAGTAGTCCGTTGGATCAATATAATTGATTTCGAGACCAGGAGTAGAAAGGATCAGTGAGATCCAAGTAAGATCCGCCATGAACGGTTCGATTCTAGGGGCGATCACTCCAAGTCTAGGAATCATACCAGTACCAAGTACTTGAATTTTTAGCATAATTGTTCCTCCATCTAAATTCTATTTAATGTTCATTCAATTATTATGTATTACGTATACTCCGTTCCTGGCACCATTCCTGGCGGGAATGGTGTTGGGGGTACTGCCTCTGTTGAAGAAGCATCTGAATGAGCTACCGGAGAATGTGCTGGTCGGAGAATGTCTGAAGAGCCACCGGAAGGAGTTGTCGTCTTCCATACATTCTCTTCGATTACAGCAGGTGCTGCCTTTGTAAATTTCTTTGTAACCGTCTCTCGATAGTTCTTCCGATCAAGATCTTTCAGAGAACTTGAATCAGGATCATAGAACTTTAGCTTCAGATGAGGATCAGTAAGAAGCCATCCAATCGTATTCGGTTCTGCATAGAATGGCTTCAGCTTTGGAAGAAATCCGACCCGAGGATGGAATCCTGTTCCAATAACCTGTATCTTTACCATAATAATTACATCTCCTTTACCTTAGATACAACCGTAATTTCTGGTTATTTAAAGGTAACGCTTAACCGAACATATCCTCAGACGTTTTCGGTAGAATATAGGTATCTGTAATCAAATCGTTTTCAATATTCATTGACATAAGATATACCGATACTGTATTTAGTGTTACTTTGTTGATTGGATTATTTTCAAGCTCATCCATTAGAATGTACCCCTTTGTCGATATATCCTGGCGTGCTTGTCGTTTCATAACATGATCATCCGCACGGAAGCTATGTAACTCTTGTAAGATCTTATCGGCACCGATGGATACAAGCATCGATGCTTCAATATCTGAATCACGCGCATTTTTATCATCACGAGACACCTGACCGGTTAGTACATTGATATGTTCGTTCGAATTCGATAGCGCGTTCTTTTTATGAAGGAATTGTTGTGTGCGCTTTGTATTGAAATACCCAACCAAGCATTTCTGTGAAGTCCGAACGGGGTGTTCTTTATCTCGTGTTAGATGAGGTAAGTATACATATTCGTATAATTCTGTACCAATTACCTTAGCCGCGTTCTCAGCATATTCGAATTTCATTTCATGTTCAAAGTCAACAATGTCCAAAATGAAATTTTCATCGTCTTTGGATAAGAACTCTTTCATATATTTTTCAAACTCTTTATCATCCATGGGTTCAAAGATTGCTTTATATTTATCCGTATTTGAACCAGATGGATCAAGAGCATCATAGAAGTCATAAATCAATTGTTGAATTTGTTTTCGATTAACAACCATAATTCTTCACCTCGTTAAGATTTAGCGATATTATAAATCAACTGATTTAGTTCATTGAACGTAATACCGATTTGGTATCGCTCCAAATTATTCCCAGAGGATACATCATCTGGTAGTTCTTCATTCCCTTCAATATGTATCATCAATGATGGTTTCTTATGATACATGACTTTACGAATATTGATATTTCCTTTTTCAAAATACCACCCGAGTGCAGTACATTGTGAAACAATTTTCGTTTTTAGATCACTCTCATCAATCTCATCAAAAAATGAGTAGAGGAGTGATTCAATATCCAATCCAATGTTTGGTAATGATGGGTATTGTCCTGGTTTCGTAAATAAGACAAACATGAGGACGTTTGTCATCATTTCAATTTCACTAACAAGTTTCGGATTACCAAATGGGTCTAATTCAAATGCTCCATCATATCCAGGTTTTGCTATACTTTCAAACAAAATAATTCACCACCTTCATACGGATTATTCAAGAGTTTCTCTTATAAAAATAAAAAAGAAAGAAATCCGGGGTAGGGGGATTTCTTTCTTTTTATGAAAGGAGGTAACGGACGAATCAGAGCCTACCGCTCTGTTTCATATAGACAACGCCACCGATAACAATCACGGTACCGATGGCAATGCCGGCGATGATTGAATTGCGCTCATCTTTACGATATTGGCGCAGATTGGAACCCATCCGTCCGATCTTGACAAAGTCTCGGATGGACAGGCAGTTCGTGATGTTGCCGAAGACGATATCGCAGAAGTTCTTGTCATTCACCTTTTCCGGTTCATTGATATAATCCTTCTGTTCGATATTGAACCTCGACTCCACATTGGTCAGAAAATCATCAGCGATTCCCATGATCTCGAAGATATCGTCGGAATCCGGTGATTCTCGGATCGATACAATCTTGAAGTTTCCATCCTTATCGCGATCGAAATCCATCCCGAGGACAGCTCCAATCATTCGGATGTTGAACTCCAGGCGCATTGCGGGATAATCCTCAACGCTTACCTGGATGTTTGATGCTGCGGACACAAAGTCTTCAAGCTTATCGATTTCAGACTTTGCATCCTTCTTTTCACCAGAAAACCAATTAAACATATTTTGATTCCTCCTAAATATATTCTACTTATTATAAGAAGAATATATAATTTTGTAAAACAGAATGGTGTTGGGGATGTCCCCAACACCATTATATGTTAATCGGTTTCTTTTTCTTCTGCGTGGCGCATAACATTAATGATACAAAGAATTTCAGAAGAAAGATTCAATGTATCAGGATCCTTTCGATATTTTCTATCACGGAAATAGTTGAACTGCCCATGCATAAGATCATACAAATCTGCATAATAATGACAGAGTTTATTTGGTAATCTTCGCAATCCAAGCATTGCCACTTTTGTTGAATCTGGATTTTCGGTTAGACTAATAATGTGGAATGAATCAATGATTTGAATCAGTTCCTGGAATTGTGATTTCTTTCCATGTCCAAATATGGTCATGGTTGCCATGATCCATTCATGTAGAGAGATTTCCTTCTTAATATATCGAACCAACAATAGATATAGTTGGTAATCAATTTTTGTATGGGATCCGATATGATTCAATTTATGTAATTGCTGAATTGCTGCATCTGGATCTTTGTATCGACAGATAGGAATCAATCGATCATAATTGGATGTCGGTTCATTGAGGTATAATACATATTCTCCAATAGTATCCCCATTGCTAATAAAATACTGCCGCTTTGGTTCGTCCGAGGAGATTAATAGATCTCCTTTATAAATCTCATTTTTATCGCTATCCGTAATCACATATATTGTATTCGGATCCTTTATCTTTGTTAATGTATACTCCTCTTTTATTAGATTAACAACTTTTGTACATTCAGAGAAAGGATCCTCCATTCCGAGATTTAGTTGAATAACACGATTCGGATCATTCAGATTGTGGTCCGTGGATGAAAACATGTAGACATTTCTCCTTTCTGGATATAGATAATGATTTATATATTATCTATATACATAAATGCGTTTATCTATATGATATATAATTTGGGAGGTATATTAGATTGGGTAATAAAATTGAAGAAAAATTTATTGATAAAAATATAGCAGAACTTTGCAAAGAGTACTCTCTCATCTTTGGAGCAAATCTTCAAATTGGTCGAATCTCCCCAGGAGTTATTGATGGATTAAAACCAGTTGCACGTCGTTTGATCTATACAATGTATTTGAAAGATCAAGGGAAAAAAATTAGGAAGGTTGCTGCAATCGCAGGTGATACGATTGCACGACTTCATCATCATGGGCAGGTATCGGTTTTTGATACATTGGTCGGTTTAGCACAATGGTGGAAAAACAACATCATGCTCATCGAAGGAAGTGGTAACTTCGGAACGGTGAGTGGAGACTCTGCGGCAGCAGAACGTTATATCTATGCAAAACTTTCTGACTTTGCACAAGATTGTTTCTTTTCTGAATGGAAAGATTCCACTGTTGATATGGTCATGGGTGCAGATGAAGAAACGTTAGAGCCTCTATATCTCCCAGCAAAATATCCAATTGTCTTATTGAATGGGTCACTTGGGATTGGGTTTGGTGCATCGACAAATATTCCTCCATTTAATTTTTCAGAAGTCATTGAAGTTACTCGGTTATTGATGAATCAACCGGATGCTCCATTTGTTCTGATTCCAGATTCACCAACTGGGTGTGATATCATCATGAGTGATTTTCAGAAGATGACGAACTCTTATAAATCATCGTATGCGATGCGTTGTAAGTATGATATTGATAATGAACACAATAAGATCATTATCCGTGCTCTTCCTTATCAGGTGAAATCAAATGATATCGTTGAACGTATTGCTGATATTAAAGAAAACGATCATGGGTTATCTGAACTAAAAGCAATGGAGGACTTATCAGGAAAGGAAATTAATCTACATCTCTATCTGAAGGATGATGTCAATCCGTATAAGTTTATGAAGAAACTGATTGCCAATGTTGCTGGGTTTGAGAAAACATATCCAGTGAACATTAGCGTAGTAAACGAATTCCAGAGTTGTGATCTTTCCATTCGTGATCTAATCCTTGCATGGATTCAATATCGAAGAGAACAAAAGCGAGTAATCATCGTGCATCGACATACCGCATTGCTTGCTGAACAAAGAACAAATGATGTGAAGATCTTCATTCTTCAAAAAGAAAATTTTAATAAGACACTTTCCATCTTTAAGAATAGTCGGAATAAACAGGACATTGAACAGAATCTAATCAAAGAGTATCATAATACTGAAATTCAGATGGATTCTCTACAAGCAAAAACATTATCAGAGATGCGTATGTATCAGCTTTCAAAAGAGGAGTATGAGAAATGTCTGAAGCGACGTGATGAACTTCTCATTGAAATTAAAGACGTTGAAGATATTCTGAATACGGAGAAGGGTATTGATAAACTGATTATCGCGGAACTTCGTGATGGTGTAAAAAAGTTTGGTGTTCCACGGAAATCAAATGTGGTCCCATATAAAATTTCAGTAGATACTGAAGTGGAAGGATCATGTATTCTACAACTTTCTTCGGATGGAATGATTCTGCGTAAGATTGCAACGAATGTAGATGAAGAACCGGTACCAACCGATTCCAATGGATTTGCCGTTAAAGTAGATAATGATTCTTCCTTCATATTAATTGATGATAAAGGACATTTCTCATTTATCAAAGCGCGTGAGCTTCCGGTTGATAAAGAGGTTCCTGTGAATCGATTCTTAAAACAATCCTTAGGAAATATTGTTGCAATGTTGCCGTTTGATTTTGATTCAAATCTATGTTGCACTCTCATCTCAAAGGATGGTATGCTAAAGAAGATGCGTATCCGTGATATTACTCCATCGAAACGTCCGTGTATGGATATTCAAAAGGATGATATCATTATCAAAGGAATTATAACAAAAGAAAAATCGGATCGAGACATTCTTGTCTATACAGATAATGGGATGGGCCAACGATTAGATCCGAATAATCTTCGTGTCACATCCACATTGGCAAAAGGGAATCCAGGGTTTAAATTATTCAACGATTCAATCGTTGGTTGTTACTCGATCAATCCAAAAGAGAATCAATATGTGTTATATATAACATCCAAAGGAAAAGCACGATTAAACGAGATTGATTATCTACCTACCCGTGATTCCAAACATGATAAAATGGTTCGGCTAATTAGCCTTCCAGATCGTGATCATCTGGTATCTGTGGTTGGGTGTAATCGTTTGGATAAAGTACAAGTATTCTATCAGGATGGTGAATCAGAAACGATTGATGTTTCAAAACTACCAATCGAAACAATGGGATCGGAACCGAGGAAGGTAACAGAACGTAACGCGGTTTCAAATACAATTGTTAAGGCGAAGATTGTTTAAGAGGTGAAACAATTATGGGATTTATCGTCATAGGGATTGTTTCCATGATTGGTTTCGGACTCAGCATGGCTGGCACACATGCTGCAGTAGAACATCAAGAAAATACAGTAATCGTTGAACAAAAAGAACCGGTTGTGAAACCAGTCGATGAATTGTATTCAAAGCAATTTCGTAGTTACTATTATCGGCTGCGGAATGCGAGTGATCGACCAAAACGGTTTGTTGTTGAAAACGATGAAGGCGAACGTATTGAGTTCACTGTGAAACGCGCGTTCAAATATTATATTGATAATGACTAAATAATACGTGGGGATTTCTCCCCACGTATATATTCTCTTTCAGAGGAGATGTTTCATATGAAAATAAGAAAAACTCGGCGCAAAAATATGATTCGAGCAATGCAGTTGGTTCATAAATCCAAGATACTCAATACTGCACTTCTTCTAATACGATCTGTAAGAAGTGGGAAAATTGTTGGTGCAAAAATCTTATACAATGCATATTGGTCTCACATTCCAGGTGGAGAAGACGCTCCGCATGATGGAGTGACGATTGATCTTCCAGAACCAAAAAATCGTCGCTTATATAATAGCGACTTATTGCATGTAACAACAAACCAGCTCTCTAAAGACCCAAGGATCGAAGATATTGTAATGAATCTATACAAGCATACGAATCCAACCGATAGTCAGCTTGCTGAAATGATTGCATTGTGGAAAGCGGAGGTTGGAGAACTTCCAAACGAAGAGCATCCCGGACCGATTCGATATTGGCCCTATAAAGAGCGTGTTCTCAATATGGTTCAGAGCGGATCTTGGAAACAACTCGCGGACCCAGTTCAAATGCCGCCAGTTATTGCAACATCGTCTTGGAGGATATTCTGATGAATACACGGAAACAAATGAAGTTACGAACACTTCAGTGGTATTGGGACCCATTTGTGCGGATTGATCTCATGAAACGAATTTATGAGTATGAAGGGAAGGTATCATATCGGCTCATGAATAGACGCATTCGTGATATGAATATCAAAATTCTTCAAAAACTCTAGAGGGGGATAATGATGAATATTCGAGGTCGAATGATGTGGAAGGCTATAAAACATCAGAATCGTTCATCAAATGAGAGAATTGACTCAATCATCGAGTTCATTGATAAATATGGAAACGACATCCCGACAAAGAATAGTATGAAACAATATTTTCGTTTCAAGAAATTTGCGACACAAATGGCGCGTTCTTGCCCTATAATATGTCCCACCAGCAAGAAAAATTACCGTGCATGTGTGGAGGTGATAATATGAATCGGACATATCGATTCCATTCTCGATGGAAAGCGATGAAGCTATATCCGAGAGGAACGAATCTGAGGCGAGATATCCAATTGAAATTGATTATGTCGGATATGTCGCTGCGAACAAAAATGAATCTGCTATTACTATTCCATGAAGCGATCAATTCATATTGTGCACGGGCAATGCGAGAAGCTATGAGCTTTACAGTAGATACAAGCAATCTATCGGAAGATCAATTATTAATAGGATTCCCATCGGCAGGAGGTGAAGTGAATGACATTTCAGAAGATGTTAGAGGATTTATCGAGTTCGTCGAGCAAGAGTATTCAGCTCTCGAACGTTAAATCCTTCCTAGAAGATAAAGAACATCGAAGGACCATCAACTATTTCGTTCATCACGATGATATTACAAAGGAACCTCTAACTGATTCAGAACTATCGCAATTGCAAGCGATAGTAGAAATATTGCAGATTCTTTACAATTCTGAGATCGAGTCTCCTGTAAGTGATCAAGATTATGATGTCCTACAAGAGATGTTGGTTAATATGGGGATTCCACGATTAACTGGAACCGTTGAGATCAACGATGCATCGAAAGTAAGTCATCAATATAAAACGTTACGAGGTACATTAGACAAAGTATATTATCTTTCTAAAGATGATGTCAGTACGAATAAATCTAGGAAATACCTAGATGATTGGATCAAGTCGGCAGAAGCTAAGTATGAGAAAGTGACCGGCAAACGTATCAATTTAAATGATGAAGACGTTTGTCTACAATGTAAAATGGATGGAACTTCTGTCGTTCTTGAAGTCGGGGATCAGATGCGTTGGTTGACCCGTGGCGATACAAGGAATAACCGTGCAACAGATGTATCTCATATTATGAATATATTCAATCATCTTTATTCAGAGAATAAAGATTGTGGAATAAAATTTGAAGTGATGTGCACGGAAGAGAATAAAGATAAGATTAATGAATTGCTGGCAGATTCTCCCTATAAGAATTCTCGCCAAGTGGTTACATCGACATTAAATTCTGCAGAACCCGATATCAAAGCAGAGTACCTCTACCCAGTTCCATTACGAATTATTCATAAAGGAGAATCCATTGAACAAATCCATCCAGATTATTTCGAGAAATTTCCTTTTAAAATTTGCAAGTTGGGGGATCGTGATGCGATTCGTGAATTTGCAAACCAACACCGTGTGGCAAATGTAAATGGAATGCACTTCCGTACCGATGGATGTGTTATCACGATTCTCAATAAAGATGTACAAAAAGCATTGGGTCGTGAGAATGACATCAATCAATATGAAGTTGCTTATAAGTTTACCGAAGAGACGGCAGTATCAAAGATCATTGGTGTTGAATTCGAAGCATCGATGTTTGGATATATAACGCCAGTTGCGGTATTCTATCCAGTAATTTTAAAAGGAAATCGTGTCGATCACGCGTCATTATCAACAAGGGAACGTTTCGATGAAATGGATCTACATATCGGTGATGAAGTAAATGTGTTGTATGATATCATCCCATATGTAACAAAGCGTTCTACTGGGAAAGGACGTAAAATCGATTTTGTGCATTTCTGTCCATCATGTGGTCATGAATTGGATCTAACTGAAATTCGAGTCCGTTGTCAGAATCCAAAATGTCGTTCTCGTGTTCTCGGACGGATTCTCAATTATTGTACAAACCTGCGAATTCAGAATATTGGATCGAATACGTTGGAAGTCTTATATCAGAATGGATTATTGGATCACGGAATACGGAGTCTATATAAACTTCGTAAACACGAATTTGAAATCCAAGATCTTGAAGGATTTGGTAAACTAAAAACGAAGAAAATCATCAATGAAATTGAAGCGAAACGAAAATTAAAAGATTATGAAGTCTTTGGATCTCTTGGTATTGCAAGTTTATCCATGAAGACATTCCAAACCATTTTCCGTAAGATCCAATACGATGCATTGATCAAATTATTGTTTGGAGAAAAATTTGATCAACTATATACAATGCTAATCAATGTTGATGGGATGGCAGAGGCAAAAACAAAATTAATGATTGAAACCTTCAAGGATGAATCGTTCCGTCATGAGTTAAAGAAACTATTAAAAGAGTTGGATGTTAAACCAACCTATGTTGATGGGTCTTCCGTACACAAAGGAACCATCGTCTTTACTGGATTCCGTTCTCCTGTATGGGAAGATCGTCTGGAAAAAGCAGGGTGGATGATTACGAATACGATCAGTCGTAAGACTTCCTATCTTATTGCTGATCAACCAGACGGAACATCATCAAAGATACAAAAAGCGCATGCGTTAAATATTCCTATCCTAGGAAAGGATCAGCTAGATCAATTGGTTGGAGGTGTATAATGTATCACGCGTTAAATCAGATCCAATGGATGGATGTTACGGAAGGAAAGGTATACACGGATGAAATCCGCCATTTCTTCCGTAAATATATCCATAAAACCCATTCGTTTCGCCATGGGAATATGATGGTTGAAGAAATCGATTTTGATGGAATGATTGTCAAGGTCACAGATATGTTTGGTTGGACGGATATCGTTCGCGCACAATGTATCAACATCGATGTTGATCCAACAAATATTCCAAAATGGACGGAGTTCAAATGTGGAAATAAAACGTTACTTGTTTCCAATGAACAAGATATGCTCACTTATCATCCAGAACATGTGACACGAGGATTCCATGGGGAAGCCAAGTATGAAACGATGATCAAGGATGAATCAGATCTTATGGTAAATGAAGATATTCTCCGATTAAAGCGAGGCGGGGTTGATTCTAATTTCAATGATATTGAGTTTGCTCCATTATCGTTCCGACAGCGATTGGATGACGATGATTCATCCTTCGGTTATGTATTCGAAACGCGATCCGGAACGATGAATATTTCAGACGTCCATTGTATATCAAAAAATATAATTTGGTGATATATTATAAACACGGAAAGTAACGTTTTGAATTTATATGAGGAGGAAGCGTTCATGTCTGATAAGAAGCTAAAGATTCCGAAGTCAGTGACTGAATTGAAACTCAGTCCGAAGAAGTTTGCAAAAAAGCATGGAATCAAGATCAAGGGGAAAGGTCTATCCAAGGGTGAAAAGAAGAGGAATATCAAACGGCTGAAAACGCAATATTCCGAATCTGCCATCCGTGGTCTAGATAAGGCAGTTAAGATTCTGGCAGAGAAGGATTCTGAGAGTAAGAAGATCATCAAGATCAAGAATGCTGTCGATAATATCATTAGTAATCCTGAAGTAATGAAACGTATCGCAAAGATCTACAAGAAGGATGGGAAAGAGTATACAAATCTTGTCTATCTCCCTTATATGATCATGAATACGATTCTGTATTATAACCAAGATTCGATTTCTGATGAGGAGAAGGAAATCGGAAAGAGTCTTGATACAGAAGGACTCATTACATTTTGTGAAAAGATCCTGAAGAGTGAAATCAAACGATACAAAAAGCTTGGTCTTGATCGTGAGATGGCATATCAGCTTGCAACAGTTATCCCAACGACAAAAGTATTCAAATCAAATATGCGACAGTGGCAGAGACGTCTTATTCAGACACTATATACAATGGCAGAAAATGATGAGGTTGATATCAATCTAATTCTATCTGCTGTATGTAAGTTGGATAAGAAGGGAATCGATAAGAAGTCCTTCTATGAAGGATTCTTCTCGGAGTTCATTCTTACAAAGGCGTCAAATAAGAATAAGACGTTCAGCGATTCTCAGAAAGATCTTCATGCCGCCCTCATTGAGCGCACTCTTGAATATCTTGATGGTTTGAAAGCATCAAAGTGTAAGGCACTCATTAAGAGGTATATTAAGAGACGTAAGACAGCGGAATCTTATAAGAATGACACGAAGCGTGTCATCAAGTTTGTCGATTACGCAAACAGCAATTCCCAGTACACGAAACTAAAGAGTGTACTAAACGAACTAATTTCCGATAATTCTGCCAACGAACTTTATCTTGGTTGATTATGATTGGGAGGATATATTCACATGAGCAAGAAAAAGAAAGTTGAAAAAGAAACACGTCGTCTCATTGAAGCTGTTTCTGATACCATCAAACGCAAAAAGGATGGCGGGTATAAATTTAAATCAGGAAAGAAGAAGGTCATCAAGAAGATTAAGAGGACCTGTCTCCATTGGGTGATTCGGAAGGGAAAAGAAGTACCATGCGTACATCAGGATCCTGAGAACCCGAATAATTGGAAGTGTGATATTTGTGGAGCAACATTCCCGATTCGACCACTCAATGAAGAAGAATATAGTAATACCGTTAAGAGCATCCTAGAATCGATCAATCAGATGCAGTTCTGGAGTGTTAAAATGGGTGGAGACAAGGATGATACGAAACTATTCGTACAACTTAAGCAGCTACTCATGGCACACTATGTCAAGGCGCAGAAGGCAATTGTGAAGAATATCAACAAGCGCCAGCGTTGGGATGAACGGAATACCAAGACGGATGGTCTCACGCAGTTTGATTCATACGCTGGGTTTGACTATCGTTCCTAATACATGAATAAGTAAATAAGGTGGGGAATATTCCCCACC